ATTTTCCTTGGTTTTCCTCTTATTATATCATACTATTAATGTATGAGTAATACATTAGACCTTCGTCAGAATAAAAAAGTATCTATGAATCGACAGCCTTTACAGGAGTCGCCATTCTTTTCCACAAGAGGTGTAAATGTAAAATGGCCTACCTTGCGCAAGGTGTATATGAATGATAATAATGTTAAGGCATTAAAGGATCATACAACATCTAAAGGTCGCTCTATTATCTTTTTGGATGGCGAATATATTACTAAATTAAATCGTTATGTTGGTAAGGCTCCAGAAGAAAGAGCAGTTTTCTTTGAGTATATGGTTAAAGATAAAGAGCTCAAGGGAGCTATTTTTCTTCTGTGTTGGATTGGTAATTTCCATAATGGATGTATCTTTCATGCTGCACCTCAGTATCCACAAATGAATTGTTGGATTGATACATTAGGATTTGAGAAGGCTACGAATTTTTTTGAGAGAAAAGCTTTTGATTTATATAAAACCGTTTCTGATATTCTTCATGAGGGTCAGCCTATTATTGACGATGAAGTGAAGGAATTTATTGAAAATGGTATTAAAGTAGTGTAATATTTTAGTATGGCATGGAGAAATATTTTTTACGATGGAAGACAAGGAGTCATTCATTTATGGACATGGGATGAGAACGGTAATAGGATTAAGCTTGTAGCAGATTACGAGCCTCATTTATATATTGAGTCTTCATCGGCTCATGATGCTACTTCGATTTTTAATACACCCTTAAAAAAAGTTACATTTAAAAATCAATTTGATAGGAGTAAATTCGTAAATGAAACTCCTATTAAGAGATTATTTCACAATCTTAGTTGTGAACAAGATTTCTTATTGTCTACCTATAAGAATGATATTAATAAAGCAGATTTCGGTTTACATCCACTCAAGGTTTACTTTTTGGATATTGAAACCTATTCACCTAATGAATTTCCTGTACCAGAACTAGCTAAAGATCCCATTAATCTCATTACTCTCTATGACACTATAGAGAAGAAATATTATTCTTTTGGTATTAAACCTTACACTCCTACGGACAAAGATGTAACTTATTTTTATTATCCCACAGAGACAGCAATGCTTAAAGGTTTTATAGAATTTTGGGAGAAAGATCCTCCTGATATTCTTAGTACTTGGAATGGAGAAGGTTTCGATATTCCTTATATTATGAATCGTCTTCATAATCTTTTTGGAGCAGAGGATGCAGCTAGACTTTCACCGGTTAATTCTCTTTATTATAGAGAGAATGTAGCCATGAATAAATTTGGTAAGATGATTAATCGGTGGTATATACGAGGTATTAGCAATATCGATTATATGGAAGTTTATAAGACTTTCTCAAGAGGTGAACGAGAATCTTATTCTTTGAATTATGTCGGAGAATATGAATTAAAAGAAGGAAAGATTGATACAGGTGGATCCAATCTTGCTCAATTATCAGTAGAAGATTGGAATAAATTTGTAGATTATAATATTCAAGATGTAAGAATCTTGGTTAAATTAGATGAAAAGCTTAAATTTATAAAACTTGTAAGAACACTTTCTTATAAAGGTTTCATTCCTTTTGAACAGGCTATGGGTAAAGTATCCATGATTACAGGAGCTGTAGCCCATCAAGCAGCTATTCAAGGTTATGTTATTCCTACATTTAAGAATGACGGAGTGAGAGACGAATATGTTGGAGGATATGTGCATGAACCAGAGCGTGGTTTGAGTAAGTCTGTTGTTAGTTATGATGCTAACAGTCTATATCCTAATACTATTATTACGCTTAATATATCTCCAGAGACTAAAATTGGTAAAATATCCACTATTGAAGATAAGCAATATACTATTAAATTAGCTAATGAGAAGACTGTAACTCTTTCAGAAGATAAATTTAATAAGCTTGTCCAAAAAGAAAATCTTTCCATATCCAAATATAACGTATTATATACACAAAAATTTAAAGGAGTTATTCCTAATCTCATTGATCGCTTATATAAAGAGCGTGTTGAAGCTAAGAATGAAATGATTAAGAGAGAAAAGTCTTTATCATCTATTAAAGATAAAAAAGAAAAGGATAAAGTAGAACAAGAAATTCTCAATCTTGATACACAACAAAACGTTTACAAGCTTGTATTGAATTCTATATATGGAGTATTTGCTCAAAAATTCTCTCCTCTTTTTGATATAGATCATTCAGCCAGTATCACTTTAACCGGACAATCGGTTGTTAAACAAGCAGCAGAGATTGTTTATGAATACGCTTTAAAGAAAGGATGTAATGTACAAAAAGAAAAAGTATATCTTTATGGAGATACAGACTCAGCATACTTCTCTATACAACCAATTCTTTCTCATTTAAATATTAATTTAGTTAAAGATGGAAACCTAACAGAAGAAGCTAAGGTTATAACTAAAGAGATTGATAACTATCTCAACACAGAAATTCTAGTTTGGGCTAGAGAACAATTAAAATCTTCAGATCCAAGATTTGTTTTCAAGCAAGAAACTATTTGTGATGTAGGTTTGTTTATGGAAAAGAAGAGATATATTCTTCACATCATGGACAAAGAAGGTTACAAGCCTAAAGATCCTTTCAAGTATGTTGGAGTTGAAGTAGCTCGTTCATCTATTTCTAATGAAGTTAAAGGATTAATTAAAAACGTAATCGAACTAGCTATGCTTTCAGAAGATAAGAAGAGATCTAATGAAATCTTTAGAGATGCTTATGAAAGATTTAAAGAAATGAAAGCAGAAGAATTAGCTATCAGAAGTAAAATTTCAGATATAGAAAAACAAGAAGCTAAGATAGATAAAGATGGTAAGATTGGTAAAGGAACACCTATTCATGCTAAGGCGGCGATCTATTATAACAATCTATTAAAACATTATGGAATAGATCACTTGTATGAATCTATTCCAAGTGGTATGAAGATGAAATATTTCTATGCGGCTAAAAATCCTTTTAACTATAAAGTTATGGCATTTATGGATCATTATCCTGTTGAACTTAATGAACATATTAAAATTAACCATCAGGTTATGTTTGACAAGATAGTATCACCACCTATTCAGAGAGTTTATGATTGTATTGGATGGGATTTGCCTACTATGGGAGCAGAAACACAGACAGATTTATTTGATTTGTTGAGTTTATAATATATAATTAACAAAATTATGTTAGTAGCACACGAAGCACCATTACAAATAATGAAAAGAGTTAGAGAGTTGACTGATTATTGCTACTGTCTAGTCCATTTATTAGAAGAAAATAAAGAATATAGAGATTTTTTCTTTGAATCTAAGAAAATGGGACGCAAAATTATATTAGATAACAGTCTTTATGAGCTTGGCGAGGCATATAATCATGATTTATTTTTTAATTGGGTTTTAGAATTAGGACCAGATGAATACATAATTCCAGATGTATTTCAAGATTATGAAGCAAATATTAAGAGTTTTGAAGAGTTCCTAGGTAAATTTGATACTCATTCTGTTAGAGGCAAGCGCATAGGAGTTATCCAGGGGAAAAATTACCAGGAATTAAAAGATTCCTATTTATTCATGTCACAACATGCAGATAAAATAGCAATTAGCTTTGGATATGACTATTATTGGCAGCAAGCTTTAGAAAATTGTGAAGAATCAATCTACAAAACAATCACTAATAATACTTTAAATAATCAAAAAAGAATTAAAGAAGTTTGGAAACCAACCGCATTTGCCACATTTAGACCAAAGCTTTTAAAACAACTAATTGATGATAATATTATAGATTATAATAAACCTCATCATTTATTAGGATGTGGGTTGCCAACAGAATTTATAAATTATACAGGTGATCTTTATTCTTTTGTTGAATCTATAGATACATCTCATCCAGTATTAATGGGATATAATCTTAAGAGTTATGAATACGCGGTTAATTTAGAACATAAGATTAGTGAAAAAATGGTAGATATATTCAACAATAACATATCCGATATACAATTAGAATGTATAGAAAATAATATTAGTTTCTTTAAGGAGAATATTTTATGCAAGTAAGACTAGTAAGCATCACAGAACCGTTAATCGAAGGAATATTATCAGCAGAAGATTTTATTAGCTATTGTGCTAGAGTATCTAATCCTTCTAACCAGATTAATACTCAAACAGCACCTAAGCTGTTAAAATATCTGATAGAACATAAACATTGGTCTCCAATGGAAATGGTTAGCATGACTTTTGAAATTAAAACTTCAAGAGCTATTGCTGCACAAATTTTAAGACACCGTAGTTTTTCCTTTCAAGAATTTAGTCAAAGATATAGCAATGTTACAGATTTTGAATCGTTTGAAATTAGGAAAAAAGCAGAAAAAAACAGACAATCAAGTGAAGATCTTTTAGATTTAAGCAAAGAAGATAATGAAGCTATAAAACAATATCTAGTAGCCGGAGCCACCTTATATGAAAATCTTTTAGAAAAAGGAGCTGCAAAAGAATGTGTAAGAATGATTTTACCTCAATGCTCTCAAACTACTCTTTATATGTCTGGCAGCGTAAGAAGTTGGATTCATTATATTGATTTAAGAACAAAAGAAGATACACAAAAGGAACACAGAGAAATAGCAGAAGATATAAAAAATACTTTTGTTGAAATATTCCCTAATATTTCCGAAGCATTAAATTGGAAATCCAAGTTGCCTAATGAACAAGATTTGATATAATATATTTTTATGAGTGATACAACAACAACAGCAACCCTAACAACAGTCCTCGATGCAGTCGGTCGCACCATTTTAGGTGAGACAGTTGCAGATAAGACAAACGACACAGTATTGGCCATTAAGAACCCAGTCGTTCTTAATGTAGTCCCTCAAGATCAGAGTGGAAGAATGTCGGTTCAATTACTTCCAATCTTTTTTAGAGAGTTCCTACCAGACAAGACAGGTGATGTTGTCTTCTTGTATAAGAAGAACAATATTACGGAGACGGATATTGAGGCTATTGACTTCCGTCTAGCAGCCCAATACAATCAGATGTTTAATAAGAGCAACATCTTCGTACCTCCAGCAGAGCCTTCTCCGGGTCAGGCAGGTAATAGCGTAGTCAATCTTTTTGATGAGTAAATCGTAATCTGATCAAAAGAAACCAGGAAAACCTACAAAAGTCTTTGACTTTTGTAGGTTTTTTGTTATAATATTTTATATGGCATACAAAAAGAAAAACACAGAAGAAATAGAAGAGACAAATGGATCTATTCAAGATGCTTTTAAGGTCTTGGAAGACTTAAATCCTGAAGCAGCTTATCTAGATGAAAATAGTTTGTCTACAGTCAAAGATTGGATTGATACCGGATCCATGGCATTGAATGCTATCATATCTGGTTCCATTTATGGCGGAGTCCCTATGGGAAGACTTACCGGATTCATTGGACCAGAATCTTGTGGTAAGACTTTGATGTGTAATAAGGTTATGGCTAATGCTCAAAAGAAAGGCATGCACATTGCTTACTTTGATACAGAAGGAGCATTAGATGAAGCAACAGCAGCAAGACTTGGTTGTGACCCTTCTAGAATTAAACATATTCCTACAGAAATTACAGAATCATGTCGTAATCAAATTGTTAAATTCTTGGATACAGTTATTGCCAATAAATTACATGGCAAGGTTTTAATTGTTATTGACTCTCTTGGTAATCTTATTACTACTCAAGAAAAGAAGAAGATTGACGAAGGCAGTGATACGCCAGATATGGGTAACCGTGCTAAAGCATTAAAGAGTATGATGAGAGCTATTACTCATTCTGCAGCAAAAGCTAATTGCCCAGTAATCTTTACTAATCATATCTATGAAGATCCTTCTCAGCTCCATCCTTCAGCAATTAAAAAGCAAGCAGGTGGTTCAGGCCCTCTTTATATGGCTTCTGTAATTGTACAGATGGCTAAGAAAGCAGAGCGCTCTAGCGACAGCAAGAATAAAGATGCCAATACAGATGTTACTCCTCTTTCTAAGGATATTAATGGTTTGACTCTTCGAGCTCTTACTACAAAGAATCGATTTGTACCTCCTTATCTTGAGACGGAAATGTATCTTAATTTCCGCACAGGTCTAAACAAATATTCAGGTTTGTTAGAGATGTGTGAAGGTTATGAGGTTCTTGAAAAGGCAGGTCATCGTCATACTTTCAATGGTGAAATGTTGGGGTTCTTTAAGGATTGGAAGACAGACATTAATGTTTGGAATAAGATTCTTCCAGCTTTAGAAGAGAAACTAAAGACCAAACTTTGTTTCAATAATGATTCCTTGATTGAAGAAGAACCAGTTATTAATAAGGTTGAATATGTAGAAGATTCTATAGAAAATATAGAGGAGGAAATTTAATATGTACACATCTACTAAAGTAATAGAATTGGGCTCCTGTGCTTTTCGACAACACGGAGCAACACACAGTCACTGTCATCTGCTTCATGGTTATCAGTTAAAGGCTAAATTTTATTTCAGTGCTTCATCTTTAGACTCTAACAACTGGATCGTAGATTTTGGTGGTTTAAAAGAGCTTAAAACAATTCTTAATGATCAATTCGACCATACACTTTGTATAGCAAAAAATGACCCATTACTTGAAGAGTTTAGACGCCTACATAATTTAGGTGGTTGTGAATTACGAATAATGGATGGAGTTGGTATTGAAAAGACAGCCGAATGGTGTTTTAATGCGGCTCAAGCTTTTCTAGACAAAACATATAGTGGTAGATGTTGGGTAGAAAAGGTTGAAGTATTTGAACATGAAAATAATTCTGCTATCTATTCTAAAGAAGATGTATCATTAAAAATATATCCTTCCGTAACATCTCAAACTTCATCACCGGTTATTACAAACAGACCAGGAGTATAATTTATGACATATCAACAATTAAAAGATATATTAAATAATCTACCACCACATAGATTACAGGATGATGTAGAAATACAAGAAATCGCTAGGATTATTAATCCTCAGCCTCCTAAAGCTGCACAAGTGGGCAATCAACCTACTAATGGGTTCTCTGGTCTTTTTGATGGTACTAGTTGGGGACGTAAATAAGATTGCTTTATTTTTTTTATTAACTATTATATCTGAGTGATTAAAGCTTTACCTATTGATTCTAGTCTTTTTGAAAAGATTGTAATTTACAATTCTTTAATGGATCCAATTTACTTGGAGAGTATTATAGAACATGCTAAACCTTCTTATTTTGAAAATAAGAACATTAGAACAGTATTTGAAGCTTTAGCAACTTATTACTCTACGTATAATAAAGTTCCTAATGTTACAGAACTCAAAGTTCATCTCGTTGATCAGGAAAAGAGAGATGCGCTTAAAAATGTAGCCTTGAGCTTTGGAGATATTGATAAGAATTATGACAAAGAAGTCTTACTAAAGAATACCGAACGTTTTCTTAAAGAGAAGGCCGTATATAATACGGTTCTCAAAACATCTATAGATGTTCAGTCTGGTCAAATTAATTCTTCTCAAATCTTAGAAGACTTTGAGAAGGCTTGTAGCATTTCCTTAGTAGAAAATTACGGATTAGATTATCTTGAATCAGTAGATGCTCATTGTGAAGATCTTCAAAAAGTCTTCAAGACTATTCCATCGGGTTGGAAATGGCTGGATGATAAGATTGGTGGAGGTTTTATGGCCGAGGGTAGAGCTCTTTATGTGTTCTATGGTGTTACTAATGTTGGTAAGTCTATTTTCCTTGGCAATATTGCTACAAACATTCTTAGTCAAAATAAAACCGTTGTCCTAATCACTTTGGAGATGGCAGAGCAAGTTTATGCTAAACGCATTAGTTCCTCATTGTCTCGTATAGCTATGAATGATTTACCTATGCAGATAGACCCTCTCAAGGACTCTCTTAATGCATATAAATTGAGACACCAAGATGCTAAGCTTATTATTAAAGAATTTCCTCCAAAATCCGTTACTCCTATTCAGATTAAAGCTTATTTGGATAGATTAGTAAAAAAAGGTGTAAAGCCAGATGCCATAGTATTGGATTATCTTAATCTTGTTGCTCCACCAGAAAGAGGAACTAATTCTTATGAAGCTATTAAACAGATTACAGAATTGATAAGAGCATTGTCTTATCATTTTTCTTGTCCAGTAATTTCAGCAACTCAAGCCAATAGGTCAGCATATGATCAGAATAATCCTGGATTAGAAACTGTTTCAGAGTCTATGGGACTTGCACATACAGCAGATGCGCAATTTTCTATTTGGACGGAAGAAGAAGATTTTGAATTAGGTATAATTCATTTAGGTATTACAAAGAATCGTTTTGGTCCGAGAGAATGTCATACGGTATTAGAAATTGATTACCCTACTCTTACTCTTAGAGATCCTGATAGTGTAGCCCAATCATTTAATTCACAAAGAAGAACTATTCCAGGTTCTATTAGTGGTGGCATTCAAAGCATAGCAGACACACTCAATCTTATAGAGAATCTAGATGATGAGGGGTGAAAGTTAATAACATGGTATTAAATAATGAATATGTCAAAATGTTACCATGTGTTTACGCACAATGATTTAGATGGCGCAGTAAGCCTTTTAACATTAATGTGGGCTAGGCCCGATGCCACATTTCATTATTTTCCTTTAAACAATCTAGAAATAGAAACTAAAATCAAGGAACATTTTGCTAATACACATAATAATCCGACTACTTTTGTTTTAGATTTGGCTTTAAGAGATGAATTTTTACCATTCTTAGACCAAGAAAATGTTACCTTTATAGACCATCATAAGTCTTCAGAAAGGTTTGCAAATAAATTTAAAAAGGCCAAAGTTTTATATAAAGAATATTCTTCCAATGCTTTATTAACTAGGAAATTATTTGCAGAGTCTTCTCCAGAATTAACTCAAGATCAAAAGATGCTTATAGCATTAGCCGATGATTTTGATTCTTATAGACACCAAATACCAGATTCTTATGATTTAAATATTCTTTTTTGGTCACAGTACCGTAACAAGTTTTCGGAATTTATTAAAGATTATAGTAAAGGTTTTAAAAAAATTACCCCTGATCAAAAAAGAGCTGTAGATTTTATAAAGAGAGAAGCCTCTAAAGAAGCTGATAAAGTTCCTATTTTCATGGGTGATGTAAATATAGGAAATAAAAAGAAGAAAGTATGTGCTGGTTTAGTTGAAAGAATAGTTCCACAAGTAATGGATCTTCTTATTCAAAAATATGCTCCAGATATATTTTTCTTCGTAAATACTAAAACAGAAAAAGTCTCTATAAGACAATGCTCAAAAGAAGATCCTATCGATGTAGGTGCATTTGCTGAGAAAATTTGTGAAGGTGGAGGCCATGAATATGCGGCTGGTGGTAAAATAACACCTCTCTTCATGGAAGTTACAAAAAATTTAAAACCATTATGATTATAACCTCTTCTCAGCAAATTGAAGAATCAAGCAATCCTTCGGATGTGTTTGATCTTTCTGAATTTGAAGATATTACTATGAAATTTGCTTCTTTTGTCTGTATAGCAAGAGGCAAGAAATTTAATTACTTGAATTTCCTCAAATATTTAATAGAAGATAAAAAGACACAAAAATTATATTTTGAATTACTAGGTGATTACAGTCTTCAAAATATTATGCGTGCTTATTTAGGAAGTACTCCTAATATTTATAAAAAGATTTTTAGATCCAAACTTAACAAAAAAAAGAAAAATATTGAACCAGCTGAATAAAGTAGAACAAGACATTTACAATTGTTTTCTTAAACATTTTCGTAATGGCTTACCTTATCAACCTAGAAAAGATTTTTCAGATATAACGTCTGAAAACATTGTCTTATTAAGAAGAATGTATAATTTCTTTTCTAAATTTCCTCATATTAAATGGGATGAATTCTTTGGGGCGCCTCGAGGACTACACCCAGAAGAGAAATGTCCTCCTCTTAAATTTTTTACGACAAGAGCGGCTATTAGAGCGTATAGTCTTTATCATCAACAGTTAGAAGACCAGTCCCCAGAAAAACAATTTGATAAGATTAAAGAAAGTCTTCGATTTATTGCAGTATTCTGTCTTGCAAATAAAATCAGCTTGGATCAATATTTGTCATATAAAATTGGAAGAATGCCAGCCTGGACACAACACTATAGGGAGCATAATATTAATCCTTATAGTATAATGGAACTAGGAAATACTTCTTCTCTTTCCAATATGAGTGAAGATGAACAGGCTATTTGGGCTCCTAATATATTTAATAATTTAAATGCTATAAGAACCAGATATCATAATTCTCCTAAAACCAAAAGCTTTGTAAAAGAAGCTACAAAAAAAATTAAAAATTTTATTATAGAAGAGTTGAAAAATCATTCGACTTGATATAATATTAAACAAACCAAACAAAACAAAAAAACAACATATGAAATATAATACAAACCTATTCGAGTCTATCAAAGAGGCTCTCAACAAGAAGTCTTCAACTGCTGAAAGCGGTTTTAGAGACTTTATGAAACTAGAAATCGGCAATACCTATTTGGTTCGTCTCATTCCTAATATTGAAGCACCAGAGCGTACGCTTTATCATTACTATCATCATCTCTGGAAGAGTGTAGTTACCAATCAGCTTGTTTCTACTCTTTGTCCTACAACCTACGGAGAGCGCTGCCCTATTGATGAGTATCGTTCCAAGATTTATCGTACTAATAATGAGGCAGAGATTAAGCACATTTCTCCTATTAAGCGCAATGAGAATTGGCTCGCTAATGTTTATGTTATTAAGGATCCTACCAATCCAGAGAATCAGGGTCAGGTTAAGATTCTTCGTTACGGTAAGCAGCTTGCCAAGATTATTACTGATGCTATCAGTGGTGATGATGCAGAAGATCTCGGAGCTAGAATCTTTGATCTTTCGGAGAAGGGATGCAATCTTCGTATTAAGGTTGAACAGAACGAAGGTGGTTATCCTACCTATGTAAGCTCTAAGTTTACATCTCCAGCTCCTCTTGAAGGTGCGCCAGATATTGAAGAGATTTATAAGTCCTTTAAGCCTCTTGATTCCATTATGGAGCACAAGGATACAGAAGATATTAATAAGCTCCTCAAGACTCACTTCCTTGGTGAGGAAGAGGTTGCATCACCAGTTTCTCATGCAGTTGAAGAAGAAGAGGAGAGTTATGTTGTTCCAGCAACAACAAAGTCTGTTGCTTCTTCATCGGTTGTAGAGGATAATAACGAAGTCCTATCAGATCAAAATGATCGTATCCAAGATATTCTCAAAGATCTGTAATTTAATCAAACAACAAACAAATAAAATTATGCCAAGAATAAAGACAAACGACGACATTCCAGATATTCAAAATACTCTGGATGGTTTCCCTAAGAAGTATATTCCTAAAGTTGGTTCTAGGAATAT